AACAAGAACAGCATTAGAAAATGCAGCTGCTGTAGCTGGTACTGTATTATTAACAGAATGTGTTGTTGTAGAAGAAGAATCAGAAAATAATCAACCACAATTAAACGGAATGTTCTAATGAGTACTAAAACAGTTGAACATAATGAACTAATTGCCAAAAGAGTACCCCCTGGAGATCAGTGGGTGCTTGTTGGTGATCCTAAAAAAGAAGTATTTAAAACACTAACTGATACCTTAGAGGCGTTTCACCATCAAACAAAATTTAAAGGTGAATACAGATTAGCTCCTTTAAATAGTAAACTATATGCTATTAAAACATCAGAAGAAGAAATAAGAATAGAAGAACCTAAAACATTTTCTTTATATGGAGAGTTCCAACAGGGAATATAATTTGGATATTATAAAACAATTTCGTATATTTACGTTATGAATAAAGACCACGGATTATTAGTTGAACGTTACCGTTCTAAAACACTAGAAGAGTATGTTGGAAACGAACACATCAAAAACCAAATACAAAACTATTTAGACCAAGATGATATTCAAAACTTCATTTTTTACGGGCCTGCTGGAACAGGTAAAACTACTCTTGCAAAACTTATTGTTAATAATTTGGACTGCGATTATTTATATATTAATGCTTCTGATGAACGGGGTATTGAAACTATTAGGGATAAGGTCACATCTTTCTCAAGTACTGCTTCGTTTCGACAGATTAAAGTTGTCATATTGGATGAGGCAGATTTCCTTACAATTCAGGCGCAAGCGTCATTAAGAAATGTAATTGAAAAATTTTCACGTAGTACACGTTTTATTATGACTTGTAATTATGTTGAGAGGATTATTGACCCACTACAATCAAGATGTCAAGTATTAAAGATAATACCACCAAGCAAGCAAGAAGTAGCAAGACATTTAGCAGATATATTAAATAAAGAAAATACTAAATTCGATCTTAATGATCTTGCGAATATAGTAAATTCTCACCACCCAGATATAAGAAAAATGCTTAATACTCTTCAATTATCAACTAAGGATAGTGAGATAATATTAGACAAGTCAGTCATTATATCTTCTAACTACATGAATGAAGTATTAGTAGAATTGAAAAAATCAAAACCTAATTGGAGGACTATTAGGCAAATTATACTAAATTCAAATGTTAAAGATTTTGAAGAATTATATAGGTTTCTTTATGATGAAGTTGGAAGTTATGCTTCGGGGAATGAAGGGTTAGCTACAGTATATTTAAATGAATACTCATATCATTCACAATTTAGAATTGACAAAGAAATAAACATAATGGCTTTAATAGCTAAATTAATAGAAATAAAATAAAAACAAATAAAGATGAATCAAAACCAAACTCAAGCACAACCTAATGTAGATTTAAAAAATACTACATCAATCGAAACCGTAGGTGGGAATAAAATATTCCAACAAGGTGTAATTTTAAGAAAAGTTTCTAAATTTGTAGTAGGTGCAAATGAAGATGCTATAATGCCAATTCCTGTATTTTTTGACCCAGAAAGTGGTAAAATTTTAAAAGATACTATTCCTTCAGATTTAAGAGAAGAGTATGAAGATCTAACTGCAGATGTAAAAGATACTGAATGAGAAACATCTTTGATTGGTTAAACGAAATTACAATAACAAAACGACCAGTTAATGATATTCCTGAAGAATCCTGGGAAAAGTGGAATTCCTATATGATGCACCGTTATTTGTCTATGTATGTGGGTTATGTTGAAATAGTAAATTATGTTCAAAAAATTAACCCACAAAGTAAAAAGCAAATATATAACATTTATAGACAATTAATTCCAAAAAAGAAAATTTATTTAAAGTATATTAAAAATCTTAATAAAAAATCAAACCAAGAACTTATTGAATATATATCTAGTTATTTTAAATGTGGTTTAGCAGAAGCTGATAATTATATTAACATTCTCCCATTAGAAGAAATAAAAAATATATTATTTGAAATGGGGGTTGATGAAAAAGATCATAAAAAATTAATAAAATGAAAAAAAGTAAAGTTATATCAGCTTTAAAATTACAAGCATTGGCCGATAAAGAAAAAGCATTAATGGCTTTAGATTTATTAGAAACTAAAGCAGTTGGGATAGGTGATCATACAGCAAATGATTTCTTAGCTGATGCTACAGAATCATTAAATTTATTAGCAGAAGCCGATGATAGATTATATGCTATAGAAAAATATTTTACAACAAAAGAAATTATATAAAATGGAAAAACCAATATCCCCTTGTGTAGGACATGATTTTGAAGTACTGCATATTTTTGAAGAAGAATATCCTGAACTATCAAAAGAATTTAAAAAAATCCAAGATGAAATGTATGAAACCTTTGCTCGTAAACATATGGATTATGGTTTACAAAATATTTCATTAGGTGGGGATTTAACTAAAGAAAATGATAAAACATTTTCATTAACTGGGTTGGCAATTAGATTAACTGATAAAGTATCCAGATTAAGAAACTTATTAGTAAATGGAAAAAGTTTTGTAAAAGGTGAAGGAATGGAAGACACATTCCTAGATGTAGCTAATTATGGTATAATTGGTTTATTAGTTGGGCGTGATAAGTGGAAAAAATAAATGAAAAAGATTCCTAAAATAGTAAAAGAAATTCAAAATTATGTTCCTAAGGCAATTAATTATGCTGTAGAAAAGAATATTTCTTTTTCTCAACTCTCAATGTACGATGGTTGTGCTCATAGATGGGCACTACAATATAGAGATGGTCATAAAATTTATACTCCTAGCATGCATGCTGTGTTTGGAAAGGCATTACATGAAGCTCTTCAACATTATTTAGATATAATGTATAAAGAAAGTGGTGCGGCCGCTGATAGAATAGATATTTTAGATTTTTTTAAAACAAGTTTAAAAGAAAATTACTTATCGGATTATGAGAAAAATAAAAGCATTCATTTTTTTAAAGATGGAGAGTTACAAGAATTCTACCAGGATGGCGAGAACATAATTAATTATTTTAAAAAACATAAGGGAAAAACTTTTAGTAAAAGAGGAACGTATTTAGTAGGTTGTGAGATTCCTATTATAATAAACCCAAATAAAATGTTTAATAAAGTTAAATTTCAAGGGTATCTTGATATTGTAATGTATAATGAAACGTTAAATAGATTTACAATATATGATATTAAAACATCAACAAATGGGTGGGGTAAATGGGCTTTATCAAACAAAAATGCAATAAAGCACTACCAGTTAGTATTATATAAAAAGTTTTTTGCAGAACAGTTTGGAATCCCTGAAAAAAATATTGATATTGAGTTTTTTATAGTTAGAAGAAAAGTTTATGAAGATGGAGATTATCCACAAAAAAGAATACAAAAATTTATCCCTTCTCATGGAAAAACAACAATTAATAAAGCTACAAATGTATTAAATGATTTTATAAAAGATGTATTTATTGGGAATGAATACAACCAGAAAGCTTACAAACCTAGTTTGGCTAACCCCAATAATTGTAGGTTTTGTCCGTATCACGGTAGTGATTTATGTCCTGGTACAAAGAATAGATCTTTATAATACGTATGTATAAATATAAAAATATAAGAAAATGGCTAATAAAAATATGACACTAACAAGTGTAAAAGTAAAAAGTGATTTGTTTGAAGAGTTTAAAATTCAATGTGTAAGAAGGAAATTTTCATTTCAAAAACTTTCAGATCGTGCAATCTATTTATATCTTACAGATGAAGATTTTAGAAAACAAATAAGCAACCATACAAATTTAGAATTAATAGAAAAATAAATAATATATGTCAAAAGAAGGTTACATTGAAAAAAATAAAAGGAAAAAAATCCTTTTGTTATGTGATGATATTAGAGTCCACTCAGGGATAGCCCATATTGGGAAGGAAATAGTTTTAAAATCTGCTCATCATTATAACTGGGTTCAAATGGCAGGAGCAGTTAAACACCCAGACAAAGGTAAAACTATTGATTTATCCTCTACAATGGAAAAAGAACATGGTTTAAAAGATGCTTCAGTTATCTTATATCCCCAAGATGGGTATGGAGATAGTAGGATTG